TCCCTTGGAAATACGTCCCAAAGTCCCGAGCCCGCACCGAATACCACTGGATCAATCCTCCAGGATGCAATGACGAGGGCGGGGACTGCACGAGGATGGCCTATGCCGCAATGCTGCTGGTGTCTCGCCGCTACGCCAAGGGCACCATGTGGGCCCAGCTCGCCCGCACCCTGGGCACCCATGCGCCGGGGACGGGAGGGGGAGGGGGAGGGGCGGCGCCGGCGCCGATTCGCCGCAAGACCAGTAGCTTCTGGTAGCAGGTATAATGGCGGCATGAACTACACAGCAGAGCAACTAGCGGAACTGCGGGCCTCAATGGCTAGCGGGGTTTTGAAGACCCGGTTTAGCGACGGACGAGAGATGACATTCCGCTCTCTTGCCGAGATGCAGCAACAGGAAAGGACTATGGCTGCCGAGGTGGAAGCCAACAGCCAGACTAGGCCGGTGCGTCGCATTTACCAGATTTTCCAAAGAGCCTAAGGATGGGAAAACGCACTAAGGCGCAGCTGGAGAATCAATTAAAAGTTGCACAGTCTGAGCTGTATAAAGCCAATCTTCGAGCGTGGGAAGCAGGCAAGCAATCGCGTCGAACCGATGGATGGCATGAGCAAAGCCGGGGCCCTAATTCTGATCTTCGCCAAGTATTGCAGCGAATTGTATCAAGGCATCAAGATCAAGTAGACTCGGATGCGTGGGCAGATAAGGCTATTAAGGTAATTGTAACTAACTGGATCGGAGAAGGTATTATAGGCGAACCAGTTAATAAAAATAAAAAATATTCGCAAATTTACAAAGACTGGGCAGAATCACCGCTTTGTGATTTTTACGAAAAACTAAACTTTTATGGACTGCAATCTTTAATTGGTCGCACGGTTGCAGTTCGCGGCAGTTGCCTGATTCGCTTTCGCATTGATGAACGCCTAATTAAGCAAGGTCTTCCCCCACTCACCTTGCAGGTACTAGAGCCAGACTGGTTGGATATGTCGAAAGACAATGGCTCTAGTATTATTTTTGGCAAGAAATATAATGATGATGGCAAGCTAGAAAGCTATTTTATCAGAAAGAATCATCCAGGCGAAAGCGACTGGCGCCAGTCGCAGCTAGGGTCTAATGAAATCCCAGCCTCTGAAATTTGCCACGTCTACGATGTGCGACGCCCTGGCCAGGCTACTGGTGTTCCATGGGGCGCCTCATCACTGCTTACGTTGCGTGACATTGGCGACCATGCCCAGGCCCGCATGTTGCTGGACAAGCTGGCCTGCTGCTTCACTGCATTTATTACAGATTCAGACCCTGACAATGTTGTCGCTCCTTCTGTTGATCCCAAGAATCCAGATAGTGCAATTGCAACCATTTTTGAAAAAATAGAGCCCGGCGCCATCGAAGTATTGCCGCCAGGAAAATCGATCGAATTTAGCAAGCCTCCAGAAGCTGGTAATTTTATAGAACTGCAACGGCATCATCTGCATTCAGTAGCAGCAGGTTACGGCATCACGTTTGAATCCTTGACTGGGATTCTGTCCGATGTCAATTTCTCAAGCGGCCGGATGGGATGGATTGAGTTCCACCGAAACATCGGACACTGGCGCTGGAACATCATGATTCCGCAGTTCCTAGAGCCAGTTTCTAGGCGGCTTGCTGCTGCCGTGCAAATAGCCGGCATGGCCAACCGGGTAAACGGTCGGATGGTCTGGACTCCTCCCAGGCGGGAGATGATCAACCCGTCCGAAGAGATCAAGGCGCTGGTCATTGCGATCAGGGCCGGCATCCTGAGCCTGTCCGAGGTCCAGCGGTCGTTGGGCTATGTCCCTCAGCAGGTGCTTGCCGAGCTTTCCAAGGACCTCAAGGACGCCAGGGAGATCCATAAGTTGGTGCTGACGGTGGATGCCAGCCAGACAAACGACAGCGGCGGCCTGCAGGTTTCCAACGCTCCCCTGCCGACTACACCCCCAGCAAGCGAAACTTCGGATTTGATATCATAGAATGATGCCCGAACCCATGACCACAGCAGCGGTGACACTGGCAACAGAAAGTCAAACCTGCCAGCGAATGGCCCTTGTCGCCCCATCTTCTTGGGATGAACAGAACCGGACCGCCACAGTGGTCATTTCAACTGACGCCGATGTGGGCGACGGTGTCCAGCTGGTGCACGAACGCTCGGCCATTCGTTGGCCAGGGCGTCCGCTGCCTATGGACATTGACCACCAGCGCACCTCTGCCTCGTGCTGGGGAGCGATCACGGCGATGGACCTGGGCCGTGCTGAGGATGGCAGTAATGCCCTAGTCGGCACGGTGCAGGTAGATGGCCCCGATGAGGCCATGGCGGTTGCCATTCCCCGCCTCAGGAATGGATCTGCGCGTTTTTCTGTTGATGCGCGGATCTACAGATGGCAGCGTGCTAGTGCAGATCAACCCCTTGATCGAGCAATCGATTGGGAGCCGGTTGCTGTCTCGCTGGTGATCGCCGGCCAAGATCCAGCGAGCGTCATGCGCTCGGTGGATGCAATAACAGAATCAACCCTTGCGGACCCCCCGATGTCTACTGCTACTGAAAAGGCCGGGGGCGACCCGGCGGCCACTGCTCCAGCCGATACCGCCGTGACACAACCGGCTGTTGTCACCGCTCCTGCTGCTGTTCAAGGCTTCGATCCTGCCCCTGACGAGGTTGCCCGAGAGCTGCACATTCGCCGGGCCGCTGGCGCTGCGGATCTCCCCGAAGCTGCCGTGCAAGACCTGATTCGATCCACTGCGGGGAAGGACTTGCCTAGCATTATGACGGAGGTGGTGCGAGCTGCTCGCGTTGCGATTGAGGCAAAGGCCCCTGTCCATGCTGGCCATCCTGCCAGGATCGAGGTAACCCGCGACGCTGGCGATACCTTTATGCGCGGCCTGCAGGAAGGTGTTGACGCTCGATGCAAAGCGGTGAAGACCCCGACCGACTTAGGTCGCCAGTATGCCCGGCTAAGCGTCATTGATATGGCCAAGGAATACCTTGAAACCATGCGAGGCTTTAGCCGTGTTGATGTGCGAATGATGGGCATCAATGAGCTAATCGACCGGGCGTTTCATACGACTTCTGATCTTCAGAATGTTCTTATGGATAGTGCTAATAAAACACTGTTAAGAGGATATGAAGAAGAAGTACAAACTTGGCGGGTGCTGGCTAATCAGTCAGACAACACAGACTTCAAGCCTAATTTTGGCGTGCAGTTGAATGCCACTATTGTACCCGAAAAAATACTAGAGAATGGTGAATACAAATCAGGCACTTTTACCGATGGCAAGACTACCTATCAGCTCAGCGAATACGGTAAACGTGTAGGCATTAGCCGACGTATGCTTATCAATGATGATTTATCTGCTTTGAGCCGCGTTGCCCCGAAGCTGGGTGCGGGTTGTTCTTTGCTTGAATCTAATTTGACTTGGGCGCTGCTTACTGAGGGCACCTTGGGGGCGAATGTTAGCCTTGACGGTAAAGCGTTGTTTCATGCTGATCACAGCAACACTGGTACTGGGGCTATTGGCATTGCCGGGCTTGATGCCGGCAAGGTCAAACTGAAAAAGCAAACCGCTCCTTCCGGCCCCAACGAACCCAAGAGCCATCTAAACCTGACACCTGCTTATTTGATTGTGCCGCCTGAGCTGGATACTGCTGCATCTCAGGTTGTATCTTCGGCTCTTCTGCCCCAATACGCGCCTAATGCTTTGAATGCCGTCAACCCGTTTGCCGGATCAATGCAAGTAATCAGCGAGGCTCGTCTTTCCGATAATTCCACTGCTATGTGGTATCTAACGGCTAGCCCTAGCAGGATTGATATGATCCAGTTTGGGTATCTGATCGGCGAGGGTGGGCCCACAATTACCACTACCGAGAAGCGCAACCCTGACGGCGTAGAAATGCTGGTCCGCCACGATTTCTACGTCACCATTGCCGACTGGCGCGGCTTCTACCGCTCTACCGGCGTCTGAGTTGAATGATCTTGAGCTGGCGCCCCCGGCTCTTCCCCACCCCATCCCCGAGGTAAACCCTTGAAAAACTACGTTCAGGAAGGAGAATCACTCCCAATTGTTGCGCCTTACGCGGTTTCTAGCGGTGGCGGTGCTTTGATTGGTTCGGTGTTTGGAGTTGCTGCTACTGATCTCGCCAGCGGCGAGGGAGGAACCTTCCACCTTGAAGGTGTTTTTGTTTTTCCTAAAGCTACCGGCGCTGCTGCAAGCCTTTACGCCAAGGCGTACTGGAATGACACCAACAAGAACGTGACGGCATCCGCCAGCGGCAACACCCTTATTGGGGTGTTTGTGCCAGCAGCTTCTACCCAGACTGCTGCCTACGCTTCTGGCGACACTTCAGCCCACGTCCGCCTCAATGGCACCTTCTAATGTCCTGGGCAACCCTATCGGCTAAG